CATTTCCATTGACATCTAAATCACCACCTAATTGTGGTGTTGTATCTCCAACAACATCTGAAGATGAATCTGAAACATCAACTGTATTTGATGATGTATTAAATGTAGCAAATGTAATATCATCTGAACCATCAAAAAATTTTAAAACTAATAAATTTGAACCTGAGTTTGTTGTATCAAGCCAAAATGTGCCTGTAGTAGCAGAACTTGGTCTTGATGTTCCTGAATTAGAAGAATTTATTGCTCCTAAAACTGTGTTTAAATCTGTCCTAAAATTTGGGAAAGATTGATTTGCTATTGTAAAATCTGATGCTTGTGCCATATTTTCTTATACTCCTTTTAAAATCCTTTTGCAATCATATCAAAATTTCTTGATACATTAGTTCCACTTGAATTTTTGAATAAAATATCAAAACTATTAACAGTTTTATTAGAAACTGTAAAGAAATCTCCTGTAGCCATATTCTCAGCAGTAATTCCAACAGCATAATTTGCACTCTTAAATGGACTTGCAAATGTTACAGTTTTTGTTGATGTTCCTGAAGATATATTGTTTTCACTAAATATTCTATCAGGCATATCTACTGTTACTGTTGCTTCCTGAACTACCGCAGTTGAAGCTAAATCGCTTGATGTTAAAACAAGTCTAAATTTTAAATATCTCGCTGTATAATTACCTATAACAAAAGTTTGAAAAGAAGTAAAAGTTGAATTATCATCTGAAGTTGCAATTTCTAAATGTGCATCACAATTAGCTGGGGTATCCCCATCAAAATTAGACTTAGCATCATCAAAATTACCTGATCTATTGTCAAATAAATCATCAGGGTTTCTAGCTGTTTGTGTTAAAGATGCTGTAACTCTAACAGTATGCTTTGCACCAATATCTATAACATTAGCAAACTCATAATTACCTGATGCTAAAAAGTCTGCGTTTGCAACACCTGAATCAAAAAATCTAGTTGTTTCATCATCAAAATCCCCTGAAGCAGAATCAAACAACTCACTAGAATCTAATATTATTGCGTCATCTGATATTACAACATTGTTTTTAGTTCCAGCAAATGTAGGGTGTTCATTCACTGTTGACACAGCATTAAAATTTGTAACACTTGTAACATTTGAAATAACAGCTGTTGCATTTGAACTAAAGTTTCCAAGTTTATCTACAGCTTTTATTAAATATGTTCCAACCCTAGCTGGTACTGTAATTGATGTAGCTGGTCTTGAAACTTTTGTAACTAAATTAACTGAGTTAAGCCATTCAGCAGTACCATCGGTTTTATTAGAAAATCTTATTTGATAAAATGCTAAATCTAAATCTGATACAGCATCATAACTTAAATGTGCATCTGCACCTGAAACATTACAAGTAAAGTTTTCAACATCTGATGGTGGAGCAATAGCACCAACAATAGTTCTTTGTGCTGATACATAGCTTGATGAAACTCCTAAAGTATTTACAGCTTTAACTCTTACATCATATGTTGATTGGTCAATTACATTTAAGACTCTATGGTTTAATCCTGAACCTTGTGCATAAATAATAAAATTAGAATCTGTGCTTAGTTTGTATTCTACTTGGTAAAAATCAATAAAACTATCAGGTGATGCACCTATGGCAATATCTAAAGCAACAATTACAGTTCCATCATTATACTCAATCAATTGGTCAGATAATGTAACACTTGCTGGTGGTTGTATAGTAAATGGATTTGGTAAGTTTGTAGATGGTGTTGATGAAACTTGTGTTTTACTTGCAAATGTATAATGACTTGCTTGATACTCTATTAGTTTCAATCCAATTGTAAAATCTTCATTAAATGTAATACCCATAACTCTAAATGCTTTTGCAGAAAAACCTAATGATGCGTGTGTAATATTAACAATATCTCCTATTGCTAAATCATAAGCATCAAACCCTACATTTATTTCTAACGATAAAGCTTCTCTTGATCTTCTTAAAATTATTTCTGCCATTTCCTCTGCTTGATATGGAGAGGTTAATGTTTTGAAATCAAACTTACCCTCTAATAAAAAACCACCATCAGCAGTTTTCATCGTTGCGTGTTGATCTGCACTTGTCAAACCACTATCATCTACAGGGGGAAACTGAACTTCATCTACTTGAAAATTTCTATCAGGATTTACAAATGAAACTATAACTCTATTATACTTATCGTTTTTACTTGGACTTGATAAAGTGTATCCACCTATAATATCATCTTCTGTAAGTGTGATAGATGCTGTGCCTGTGGTTTCAATAATTAATTTATACTTTCCGCTTGTGTATGGTAAAAATCCTCTACAACCTTTTAATATTTCTCTAACATTTTCTATAACTTTTTTTGATGTATCTAACACAGCATTACAATCAAATAAGTTTATATCGCTACCACCTGAGAATGGTGTAACTTGTGTATCACAAACAACAGAAGCATCTCTGAAACTTTGTAAATCAATATCAGCAGTTGCAATACCTTTTCCATATCTTTCATTTCTTAAATAATCTAATAAACAAAAAGCTGGATTAGCTGAAAATGTTGGTGATGATTCAACTAAACTTGAATTAAGTGTTACGATTTTTTTTCCTTGTACTTTAGCTTGAACTTTAGGTATCCCTGTAAAAGCATCTTGATTCCAAGTAAATCTTATTGCTAAATATGCTAATCCTGATAATTTATGATTTGAACCCCAAGAAGATAATGTGCCTAATAAACTTGATGCACTTTGTCCATCAGAACCAAAATGCGGTTCTAATCTAATTAAACTTGCAGAGTTTTTATAAAAATTACTATCTGAACTTGCTACTTCAACTTCTGTATTATCAGCTAAACTAGATGCAAATGTAACAACTTTATCATCAACTCTTATTTCTGAAATGCCATTTATTTCACCCTCACCTAAAACGATTGCCATATATAAATATGTGTTATCCGTTCCTGAAGTTTCCATAAATACTCTTGTTCCACCAACAAGTCTTGTTCCATAGATTACAGGAATACTTGCATCATTACTTTGTTTATTAATTAATATACCTTTTTCAAAATCATCAAAATCTGTTGTACCAAAGTCAGGTAAATCTATTTTTGGACTTAGCCATGATAAAGCTTTCGTAACAATTTTTATTGGTGCTGTAATTATTTTTGTAACTGCTCTAAAAATTTTTCCAAATGGCATTATGCTCTACCCCATTTTATATCTTGGACAGTTTGTGAACTAAAGTCCATACCTACATCTGTTGAGAAAAATCTTTGTTGCGATGTATTATTGGTTTTTCTTCCTGATACCTTTTCAAAATCTGCCCAATGCGAAACTATACCAATATTTACTGTACTTTCTGTTTGTGATTCTTGTATTGAAAATGTATCTATTTGACCATCATATAATAAGAATGGGTCTGCTATCAAAGCATTTGTATCATCTAAAAAACCTCTAAATATTTGTACACTATCATTGACTACATTTTCATTAAGACAAGTAGATATAAATGTTTGGTCTGCACCTGATAATGTTAATGTAAGACTTGTTTTTGTAACATCTGTTTCTTCTGTAAAATTTGATATACCTAAAACAAAATCTGATGATGAGTATGTTACACTTGAACCTGAAACAGAACTTGTGAGTGGAAAAGAACAATCTGTTATATTAACAGGTGTTCCAAATCCAATAGTAATAAGATGAACAGGTCTAATATCATTTGTCGCTAGTTCGTTCTTTACTGATGTTGTTAGTGATCTCGTCATATTTTTCGTAACTTCTTCTGTTTATCTTTATACCATTAAAAACTTTAAATTTAGCAGTTTTTGTTGGTTCGTTATATTTACCTAAATCATTGGTGTTAAAGTTGATATGTTCTTCATCTATTATTTCTTCTGCAAGAGCATCAACATTTATCCAATACTTTACTTTATATTTCATTATAAAGCTTCTTCAACATCTAACTCAAACTGATATAAAAGGTTTCCATCTTTATCAGCACCGACAGCACCAAATTCTTGAACATCGTTTGTAAGATGAACAGTAAATGGAACATTATCATAAGTAACAACTGAGTCATCTGCAAGAGCAGTAGTAAGCGGTGGTTCTATTGTTACAGTAGCCGCATTAGATGAACTTGTAACATCAGAAACAACCATATAAACTTTATCGTGTGATGCAAACTTAATAAAATCACCAGCTTTAAATCTTCCAGCACCATCACTAGCAAATGCGTCCATAGCAATAGTCGTATCACCAACTGCGTGAACTCCATTTACTAATACTGTTCCTGTTTCACTTCCTCTAGCATCTTCTATCTCAGGTGGGATAATTGTAAAATTTTCTTTTCTTGATCTCTGCTTCATAATAAAAGCCATCAATTCACCATACACATCTGATCTTTTTCCTATAATTATTTGTGCTGTAAAAGCAAATCTTTGACCATCTATTTGTCTTGCAAGTTTTTTACCTGAGTCTGATTTTGATATAATAGTGTTTTGGATAGACTTGATACCCATTGTTGAAAATGCAGAACTTGATATTGGAAATGCACCTGACATTATATTAAATTACCTTGACCCTTTTCGTTTAAAGATTGATTAATTAATTGAGATATAGTTCCTCTTGATCTTACAAGTAATTCTTCAAATCCACTTGCATCAACTGTATTTATATTAAAATTTACATTTACAGGACTACCATTTGTTCCTCTTGCTGATTGTGTAATTTGTCCTGATGAATTTGGTATAAACATTTCAGCACCTCTTTCACCAACTATTGTTGGTTGTCCTTTTCTTACTGCACCACCACTAGCAAAAAATGGAAGTTTAAAACCACCTGATACAAAACTGAATGCCGCCATAGCCGCTTGGAGTCCTAATTGTTTTTCCATCTCTCTTGATTGCATTCTTAA